ACAAGAATCAACCAACCCCGATCGCGCATCATTCCTGCGCGCCAGTCTTAACCTTTGGGTGAGTGTTGTGCGCGGATGGATTGAGCCAGGTCGTTGGCCATCCTTAGAATACACAGGAGACGTGCCCAGCGGTGGAGTCGTGGCGATCGAGTCTTCGTTGGATGACTCCCGATACTGCGCGACCAGATGCGTCAACCTGTCAGACGGTCGGGTGCTCGTCACCGTTGCGTTCATTGCCGAATCAATTACAGAGCTGTGGGACAATGTGCAAGAACTAGCCAAAGATCCCACGATCAGGTTTGCCCTGTCGCCTACCGTGGACGCAACCTGCCCACCAAACATCGAGCGCCGCCGAGTCGTCGTTGGCTATGCAGAACTAGGACGCTTCACACCGCTTGCCAAAAACATGATTGCTGAAGCGCGACTGTTACACACAGGAGAAAAACTATTGGCAGAGCACGTCCAGCGCGCTGTTGCTGTTCGCACAGACAACACGATCGTGCTGTCTTCCAAGCGTTCGCCTGGGCCGATTGAGTTGGCGCGAACAATGGTTTGGGGTATCGGATTATGTGCCCGTCCTGTCAACAGCGGGAAACCCATGCTCGTAACGATTAACCACTAACATTCTTCACGGCGACCGCGCACCTTGCCTTTTGTCGGAATCGGATAAGTCATGCGCGGTTGCCACCAATATGACAAAGTAGGGTTATGGCTCTTTTCAACAAATCGCAACAAATAAACACGGCTAAAGAATCGCCTGTTACCGCAGCTGTCGGAGCATCGTCCTACAACATTGGCTACTTTGCGTCTTACACAGACGGGACTCGCAGAGCCCGCGCTATGACTCTCCCAGTTGTTGCGCGAAGTCGTGACTTGATCTGCACCACAATTTCACAACTTAATTTGGAGATGTATCGCGAAATGTGGAACGGCGACGACATGGAAGAAGTTCCATTGGCGCCACGATCATGGATTGCGCGAATTGACAAAGGCGTTCCGAACGACTTTATTCTTGCTTGGACATGCGATGATTTGATCTTTGAAGGACGGGCCTTCTGGTATGTAGACCCAAACGATCGCACCGCTGACGGCTACCCAAACAACTTCACTCGTCTACCAGCCGCCATGGTACAAACACTTGACCAAGCAGGCCCAATTTGGTTTGGCCCATCAAAACAAATTGTGTTCAACGGAGTTCAACTAGACCCGCGCGACGTCATCCAATTCATTTCGCCAATGCAATCTTTCAACTCTGCCGGTGCACGAGCAGTAGAAACCGCACTTCGCATTGAAGAATCACGACTCCGCGCAAGCCAATCAGTCCTGCCAAGCGGATATTTAAAACAGACTGGTGGAGAACCGCTTAGTTCCGCCGAACTCAATGACCTTGCACAACAGTTTAATATTGCGCGCACTTCTGGAAACAATACGGCCGCTTTAAATGAGTTCATCGAGTACGTGGCAACAGATGCGACACCAGACAAGATGATGATGATTGAATCCGCTGACTACTCGGCTCGTGACCTCGGCCGTTACCTTGGAGTCCCCTCGTTCTTGCTTTCCGTATCAATTGGCGCGTACTCATACCAATCCAGCCAGCAATCTAGGATTGACAACTGGACTTATGCGTGTGCTCCGATCGCCAAGTGCATCGCCTCAACACTTTCATCAGACAACGTTCTTCCGCGCGGAACCTTCGTCCGCTTTGACACATCGGATTACTTGTCTGAGGCTTACCTTGGTGGAGACATGTCAGATTCACACGACATGCCAGAAGATTCAAACATCCCACAAACCCCAATCGCACGAAATTAGGATCAGGCCATGATTAGATTCGGATCAGAAGCATTCACCATTGACGCCGCAGCTGGCGAAACGCCACGCCGAACAATTTCGGGAATTGCGGTCAGATATAACACTCCTGCAAAAGTTTCCGATGGCTCGATGGTGGCGTTTGCCCCAGGCTCTTTGCCAGTTGACGGTCGCGCACCCATCCTTCAGATGTTCCACGATTCAACCAAAGTAATTGGTACCGTCACCGAGCGCGTAGAAACTGAACAAGGAATGTTGTTTTCTGCACGTATCAGCGAAACCGTCCTCGGAAATGAGGCGTTGGTATTGGCCAGCGATGGAGCCCTTCGCGAAGTAAGTGTAGGAGTGACCCCTCTAAAGTTCAAATACGACAAAGAAGGCGTGATGGTCGTAACTAGCGCCAAATGGGATGAACTTTCGGTAGTCGGCCAAGGAGCCTTTGATGCTCCCATTTTGGAAGTGGCTGCGAGTATCCACCAAGAAGAAGAAGAAATAAGTACTATTGAAGAAGTAGCACCTCAAGAGGAGACAGAACCAATGAACGAAACAGTCGAAGCCCCAGCCGTAATTGAGGCATCTGCAGCAACTCAGACAATCTTTGCAACTGCAAAGCGTGAGTTCAAGATGCCATCAGCTGCAGAATACATTTCTGCTTATGTGACCAACCCAGAGAAGTTCGCAGAGATGCGCGCAGGCATTGAAGCCGCAGCACCAAACGTGCTCACCTCGGATATTCCGGGCGTGCTTCCATTGCCGATCGTGCAACCTACGTACAACAACTTCATCGGACGTCGCCCTGTAATTGATGCAGTAGGCGCAAAAGCAATGCCACAAGGCGGAAAAGTATTCATCCGTCCAGAAGTAACAACACACACTTCAATGGGCGTTCAGTCAACTGAAAACACCGCACTCACCCAAGGAACTTTTGTTGTTACCGACAACCAAGTCACCAAGGGAACCTACGGTGGATATGTCACCCTCTCCGAACAATCAATCGACTGGAGTACACCAGAAGTTATTTCTTTGGTGCTTGACGACATGGGTCGCATCTATGCAAACGCAACCGACAACGTTGCAGCAGACAACTTGGTAGCAGGAGCATCAGTTACTTCAGCATTCGCAGCTGCATCAGAAACCGATCCTTCCTACTGGCAATCTTGGGTATCAGCAGCCGCCACCACAATCCTTTCAGGATCAAATGGCAATTTGCCTACCCATATGTTCGTGTCACCTGATTTCTGGGGCACGCTTATGGGCTTGAGCGATACGTCAGACAGGCCGTTATTTCCAGCAGTTGGCCCAATGAACGCTTACGGAAACTTGATGCCTGGACAACCAAACGGAATTGCATTCGGTCTACAAGTAGTAGTTGATCGCAACTTCGCAGCAAACACGCTGATCGTTGGCGACGCATCTGGTTACGAAATCTTTGAACAACAGAAAGGCGCAATTTCAATTGATGTTCCTTCAACGTTGTCACGCACGATTGCCTTCCGTGGTTATCTTGCAACATTGATGATTGACCCAACCAAGTTCGTCAAAGCCGTACGCGCATAATCTGAAAGGTAGGCCAAAATTATGGCCACTTATCAGGTCATTAGTAAGCAACTCACGTCGAATTACGCCGTCCTTCAACTTCTCACCCCAGCGGAGTTGACGGTCGGTGATTCGATTGTTGTTGCAGCAGTAGATGCCACATTTAATGGCAGTTACACAATCAGGGCGCTTCCGTCTTATGAGTTCATAGGCATTGACGATGAAGGCGATCTGGAATACAACCCCGGCATCGTTATTCCAAATCAAGTTCTTTATGCTGTAACTGCATCAGATGTAGCCCGTCAAGCCGCGTCTGGCACGCTTAGTTATGCCCCCGTTTGCACCTGGGTAACCGCCGCGCAGGTTATGTCTTACCTTGGCATTACGATCACGAACCCATCGGACGATTACACGTTGCTTACTCAATCGGCGTCAGCTGGTAATCAATTCTGTTATCGCAGGCGTCAGGAGTCGGGCTATGTTGACTCCCTAACGACCTCTCCTGGCGGTGACGTCACCTTGGGCACTTTGATGTATTGCGCCGCTCTGTGGCGCTCTAGGGGCTCAATAGAGGCAACCTACGCAACCTTTGACGGCATGGGTTCAGCCCCACAACAAAGCATGACCCCGATCGTCAAGCAGTTGCTTGGGATACCTCGACCAGCGGTTGCCTAATGGCTTACACCGATCTGTTTAACGAAGCGATTGACGATCTGACGGCAACGCTTACAGCTGTGTCTGGATTGCGCGTCATTAACGACCCAACCAAATTGATACCTAACTCGGTTTACTTAGACGCCCCGAACTTCACCACGTTTGCTGGCAACGGCAACATTGTGCGTATGGAGTTCCCGATTAAGGTCATTGGCTCTGGGCCTGCAGGTCTGCCGGTGCTTCGCTCGATCTTGGGCATCGTTGCAAGCGTGCTTGGCTCGTCAATCATTGTCATGGGTGGCCGTCCGTCAAGCCTTGAGATCGGTGGCGCGTTGTACCCGTGCTACGACCTTGATTGCGCTGTTCAAGCCCAGACCGCATAATCCACAACTAAGCAACACAAATCATCTACTATCAAGAAAGAACTTAAGGAGCAATCATGGCAACTAGCACGTATCTCTCTAACCCAGTCGTGTTGATCGGCGCAACTAGCGCGGCAACTACCGACATCACCGATCAGGTTTCTGCAGCGACTTTGACTGTCACCGCAGAAGCGCTAGAAGACACCGCGTTCGGCTCGACTTCGCGCACAATGACAGCAGGCTTGTTCAGCAACTCACTTACGCTCACGGTGTATGCCAGCTATGCAGCGTCAGAATCTTACGCAGTTTTGTCGGCGCTTCTTGGCACTAAGTGTTATGTAAAAGTGACACCAGCGTCTGGTGCTAACTCGGCAACGAATCCAGGGTTTGAGCTAACCGGGACGTTCCTAAGTGCCATACCTGTGATTAACGCGTCGCTTGGAGAGCTCTCGGTTTACGAGATAGAGCTCCAGGGGGGCGTTTACACAATTGACGTAACCTGATAAATAACGGCTCCAAGCCGACATAGGAGAACCATGAAAATTAAGTTGCAATTAAAGCGCACGACCGACAGCGCGCCCGAGTACTACTACACAAACTTATTTGTGGTCACGGAATGGGAACGCTTAGAGCGTCGCAGTATCCAGCAGTTGTCAGCCTCACCGCTGTACTCCGATTATTGCTGTTGGATGCACACGATCTTAAAACTTAAAGGCGAACAAGTTGGTGACAACTGGCGCGAATGGATTAGCAAAAACCCTGACATCGACATTCTGCCGGTACTGGACGAGACAGACCCAAACCCTACGGACGCGGCACCTACCGCCGCCAACTAGCAGAGGTTCTCGTCGGGGTCGGTTGGTGGCCTAACGACATTCCGTTTGACGCACGCGATCTAGTGACTGTCATTAAAGTGCTTAAC